AACTCAAAGCTGATAGTTCATTTTTAAAGCTCACCAATGAAGGTTTGTTTGCTTGCGGAAGTGATCTTGAATGGGAAAGAGTAAGAGGATTTATGGCTATCGGCTCAGGATCAATGGCGGCAGAAGTTTGCATGAGAATGGGTTTAAGCGCAGAAGAAGCCGTTAAATGGGCTTGTAATGTAGATTCAAAAAGCAGCGAACCTATTAAAGTTTACAATTTATAAGTTTCTGTAATAACGATCTTGAGGATTATTAATCATTGCTTTAATAAGTTCATCTATATTAAAGAACCATTGAATATGTTTGTATCCATCGTGTGTATAAATAGTAAAACTCACTTTGTAGCAATCATATAAGCCCCAAGATTCGCAAAAGCATATCCAGCATACATACAAGCCAATCCAGTATTTCCTTTAAATCCTTGCTCAATACAAATATAGACATAAATTAACCCTGTAAGAATGATTAGCCAATTACTCATTTTGCAGTTGCTCCAGTTTAACTAACAAATCTTCCTCAGAGAAACCCCAATAGCGACTAAATGCCTTTTTTCCAATAACATGAACTGCGGAATCGCCAAGTCTGTGATGGTAGGCACAAAGTGGAATGCAGGATGCCGAGGCTCTAGTTTGCCCAAATCTGCGTATGTGATGAATTTCTGTTGGTGAATCGTCTGTCTTGATCTTATGCTGTCGGCATAAAATGCAGCCATATCTTGCCAGCTTTGCATATTGTTGTCTTTCAGTTTTTGTCATCAAAATGGCTGTGTTAAATCCACAAAATTAAAAAGTTGTTTTGGTACATCATAGTAGGCTTCATGCTTTGTATCATCCTTTATTTCCCACAATGGATGGCTTAAAACTTTATCTCCAACAATCCAATAGGCATGGGTCATATCTTGGGTTAAAGCAAAAAACAATGTGTTTGGAACCTCTAGCATGTGTTTTTTTCGCATTGGTACATGAATAGTAGGATAAGGGCAATTTGGATTCCATTGTCTTACCTCAACCTCTGCAAAGCCAACTCTTTTGCCATCTCTACCAAGAATGAGGTCTGTGCCATAAATATCAGGGTTATCCTTAGTATCAAAGCCCCATTTCATTTTAAGCCAGGCAGATACAGCCGCCCTAGCTGGAGGATCGTACATATCATGTAAAACTTGATCAAATTTTTTAATTTGCATAGCTACATATTTCCTTGTCTACGATTGCTGGATAAAGTGCGCCAAATATCAATAATTCGAATTTCATGGTTTCGCTGATTATCCAAAGTTTTAAAATCTACAAAAGCTTTTGTATGCGCTTTCAATGCTTCATCGAATTTAAGGCTTGCTATGGCTTTTGCTTCTCTTTCGGCTACTGTGCCATCAGCCAGCAAAAAAGAATGAGCCTTGGCCTGTTTTAAGGCTTCCTCAAGGTATTTAACTTGCCCACCTAATGCTGCATGGCTTTGGTCTGTGCTAGACAACTTAATCAACGCTTCCTCAATTCTGTTTTCGTTTAATTGCTCTAAATTCATTTCCATTCTCCTTTTTCGTCAGCCCTATTGCCTTTAGTCCATTGATCTTCAAAATCTCTTACCAGCTTCCAATCCAACTTTTCTTTGTGTTTGCTCATATATTCTCTAAATGTTTTGAGCCCCCATTGCCTCCTCCAGATTAAGAGTTGCCTGACTCCACATTGGTGTTTGTATTTTTCCTGATTCATTTCCCCATTGAGATGCCATAGCATCAGCAATTCCTTGAAAAGTTTTATTACGCATTTTTTCCCTTTCTTTGGGAGAAAGGCAAGAACTGTCGTAATACCATTGGCTCATGCGCTTACCGGTTTTAGCTACCCAAATTTGACCTTTATCAACAATATTTGTAGGTTTAAGCAAAGGAAGTCCTTCGATCCACAAGCAAGTAGCTTTAGTAACTCCATGACCATACTCCCAAGGATTTATAATTTGATCAGGTTTTCTCCATAAATTACTCATAATTCCTATAGGATTTTCTATTGCATATTTAGGAATGTTGCAATTAGCCAATTTCATAAAAAATTCAATACCTTCTTGTTGTCTTCCATCGGCTTGTTTTTTAGCAAAATGTCTAGCTCCACTTACTGCCAAATGAGTGCAAGGCGGATGTGCAATCATCAAGTCCCAGCCATTGTCTAAAATATCTAAAACGCTTCCTTGATAATGAGGCCCTGGCACATCAGTTGGAACTAAATCACAACTCATGGCTTCATGCCCTGCTTTGATAAAAGCATCACGAACTGTGCCGCTAAATTCACAAGCAATAAGCACTTTCAAGCCGCTTTCCTTTTTTCACGCTGGGCCACAATAAAAGCCCTCATTTCGTAATAACTATTGAACCTAGATTTGGCAGGATCACCACATTCAGCCCTGTAAGCCGCTTCAATCTGCTGTTCATTACCTAAAGGCAATTCTTTACTTTCAGGAGCTTGTGCAATCACCACTTCATCCAGCCAATGCTGCCCCTTTAACCATCTTTCAGGATCCTTCCTAAACTTGCTGTCAGGTTTCGCTGTTGCATCAGCTTTAGCCTTTTCAACAATCTTTTCAAGCAAACCATCTGTAAACTTGATTTTTGCCCATTGCTTTAAAGAATTAGGTTTACCAACTTTTTTGTTATAAGCATTCCAAAATAAATCAAAGCCGATAGGCTGTATGTTTTTTATTGGTTTATGGTTATTGGTTATTGGTTTATGGTTAGCATTGCCTTCGGTATGCGTTTGCAATGCGTTCGCATTAGAACCCTTATGTTTATTAGTCCAGCGAGCCATTGCGGATGCTCTAGCTTTATCTGATTTACCATGATATTGAGCAATAGTTTCATCACATCGTTTATGAATATACCCATTTTCAGTCAATTCAAAAAAGTCTGTTAATACATTTTGAAGCGACTGTTGTTCATCCGCAGTACGAACGCTATGCGAACGCATAAGCTTTGCAAGATCATTAGAAAGCGGCATTTCATCTAAATAATAGCTGTCTAATAGCTGGCGATAAATACCATGTTCAAGCAATGTTAGATGGGAAGTATCTTTACGATAATCCGCAATGTTGTGTTGGTAATAGTGCATTTCAGTCCTTCTTAAAAAGGTCAGGTCTGAGCATTTCTCTAGTCAACTTATTGTCTGTTAGCTCCTCAATAGCTTTTAAATACTTAAATGGAATGTTGGTTTGTCCCCACAAATACACAGTATTGGGCTTTAAATTAAGTTTTTCTGCCAAATCCTTTAGGCTTCCAAACTCAATTTTTAATAAATCCATTGGGTTCATATAATCTCCTTTAGGGCAATAATATAGCAAATCTTTATAAAAGTGTTGCTATTAGGGAATCTACCTATAAGAAAAGTGGGAAATAGTAGTTGCAAACCTTAATTTTAGTATATAGTGGAGTCTAGTTCAACAAGTGATGAAAGGAAATAAAAATGAAAACATTTAAATGGGTTGTTGAGTTTGAAGTTACATCTACCTGGGTAGAGGATGGTTTTAACATTGACCAAGGCAGGGCAACTGACATAATTGCAAATGCATTACCTTTTGCTAGTGGAGCAGAATTTAAAGCTACAGTAAAAAAAGCTCCTGACGCAAAATTGATTCGCAGAACTCAAGGTTACAACGATTAATTAACCGCCCCCAAGGGGGCATTTAAAGTGATGAAGGAGTAAGTGATGAAAAAAGTAATTATTGATGTTGTAGGAACAATTCTTTTAGGCATACTTTTAGGCGCAATCTTTGCGTATGGAGTTTAACCATGATGAATAGACACGATGCTTACTATGAGCCTGAAGATTACGACAATCGTACAGATGAAATTGATGAGCGCACATGGGAACTCATGAAGCCAGGTGCAAAGTATGACCATAGAACAGCTCAAGCAGTCTATGAGGCTTTAGGTGACATTGGCACAGATGAAGCCAATTCTCTGCAAGATGCCATCAATACCAACAATTATGAAATTATCGGTAGAAAAGTAATGATGATGGCTTTTGATTACATGGAACGCTTTGCCAAAGATGCAGCAGAATCCGAAATTAACGACTAAGGAGTAAGTGATGAAAACTTTTACCGAATTACGCACAATCAATGTAAATGAACATACCGAAAAGAAGGGTAAATTTACTTATCTTTCTTGGACATGGGCCGTAGACCAACTTTTACAAAATGATCCTACGGCTACCTGGACATTTGGAGAACCAGTTTACTTTGCAGAAAGCCTAATGGTATTTTGCACAGTAACAGCTATGGGCAAATCTATGACTTGCCAGATGCCTGTTATAGATTCTCGGAACAAAGCTATACCTAATCCAAATGCTATGGATGTAAATACAGCAATGATGCGCTGCCTTACAAAGTGTATCAGTCTGTTTGGTATTGGGCTATATATTTACGCTGGTGAAGATTTGCCAACAGAAGAACCAGTAGACCTAAAAGAACAAGCCGACATTTGGTGTTTGGCTATTGACAAAGCGGAGAATATTGATGAACTCAAAGCAATCTATGGTAATGCCTATCATCAACTCTCAAAAGATAAATCAGCAGTTGCTAAAATTTCAGCAGCCAAAGATGCCAAAAAAACAGAATTGGGAACTAAAACCAATGTTTGATGCAATCTTAAGAAAAGAAAAGGAAGCTCGCAAATGAACAATGAACCAGTAGCGTGGGCTATGTTTAAGGGCAATACTTTTATGGATGCCATCCATCCTGACGAACATACAAGATTTGAAGGTGGCTACACCATTCCACTCTACACCCATCCAGCAAAAGAATTAACTAATGAAGAAATATCAGACATTAGAGATGAATTTTTTGCTCCTGATGGTTGCAATATTTATACCTTTGCCAAGGCATTGTTAAAAAAGGCCCAAGAAAATGATTGAAACATTAATCAAACCTCAATCCTTAGACAATGACATTGCAGTTATGAAAAT